CGTCTTGGATTTACGTTCATAGTCACGGAAGTGGCGACGTGCTCTCGATCCTTTACCTTTACCAACGTAGAACGGTTCGTAATCGAATGTCCATCTACCGTAACGATACTCTCCAGGTCGTCTTGGGTCCAACAACACATAGACGTAATAGCAGTCTTGTGTCATTTGTTGAAACGCCTCTAGTACAGGCTTGATTGGGCTGATTCACGTAGGTAGCTCAGGTACTAGCTGAACAGGGCTGGCCGGCCTTTTCCCATACATGAATCAGTTTCTTGTAACGTAAAGCTAGGTCGTAACCTAGATACGTTTTCCTTTTACAACCGAACGGACGTTGGCCAACACTAATGAGAAGGGCTCCGTCATGAACCAGCCGCGAGTGCTGTTGCCCTGATCTGCACCGTTGGTCGGCGAAGACTGGATGCCGCCGCGAGTGGAGTACGCACCGTGGTTGCTGGCCTCGGAGACGACGTAGATTTCGCCCGGGTTCAGAACCTTCTGGTTCGGCTGACGGTAAGCGTCGGTGATGATGTTCATACCAACCAGGGTGCCGATCTGACCGGCCATCAGCAGGTCGTACTTGGTGATCGGATCGAAGAAGGTAGCGAAATCGTTGCTACCGATCACGTCAGCCCAGTAGTCGTTCGCGAGGACGATGTGAGTGGCCGGCAGACCCCAGCGAGCGATTGTTTGACGCAGACGGCCCAGGTTCTTGGTGGTCAGTTCGCCAGCGATCAGCTCCAGGTTGTTGACCATGCCGACGGTGCTGTCAGCAGCTTTCTTCCACAGGCGGTCTTCTGCAACCATGATGGCTTGCAGGCCGTCATTGTACGCGTGGTCGAGCAGGTCACCGTTGACTTGTTGGATGTCCAGGTTTTCAACGCGAACGTTGGCCTGAATCTCGAACTCGTCAGGAGTGAACACGCGCTGACGGATGGTCTGATAACCAACCGAGGCACCGGAGGTGGCAACTACTGCCATGGTGTCGTGAGCAGGCATCGGAACGCGCTGTACTTCACCCTGACGCAGAGTGTTGCCGACCATCAGCTTACGAACGAAGCCTTCACGATCGGCTTGTTCGTTGATCTGCTGAGCCAGCGAAGCACCCAGAGCGGACCACTTCTGACCGGTGTGGTCAGCCATGGCTTCGGCCAGAACTTCACGGCGAGCTTCGGAAGCAGCGATGGCTTCTTGCTGAGCGGTCATGCTCTGCGGCTGTTGAACAACCTGACCCGAGGCCATGGCTTGCATCAGTTCACCGATGATGCGCATGGCATCTTTGGTGCTCGAAGCGTTGATTTCGCCGGTGGAGCTGGACAGAGCAAGTTCGCGGCCCTTGCCGAGGCGCAGGTCTTCGATTGGGCTACCGTCCCGCAGGACCATCTTGGCGCCTTTGAATGCGTGAGTCATTTGTGTATCTCCAGATATTGTGTCGTGCGTCTTGCTATTTCAAGCAGGTCGCATTAAACGTTCAGGCGCAGGACGAGAGCAGTGTTCTCGGCGCTCGGTGCAGTGATGACGACAGCGTTCGGAACAGTAACGCCCGAACCACCAACAGTGAAACGACCGTCAGCACCCAGCTTGACTTGCAGGGCACCTTGGAAGTCGGCCGAGGCGTCGTAGAAAGTGGTAGCAACATCACCACGAGTGACGACACCAACAACGCCTTGTATCTGGGCGGAGATACCACCGATAGGCATGTTACCCAGCAGTTGAGCAGCTTCTGCCAGAGTAGGCTCGTAAGCCATCTGGATGAAGTATTCAGCGCCCTGCTGATCAGCGTGGAACGACAGACGGCTGCCGACCAGTTGAACTTCACCAGCAGCGGCAGGAACGCCAGCAACGATGGTAGCTTTTACGCCGGCGAGCTTGACCATGATCTGACCGGAAATCGGCAGACGCGGCAGTTCGACAGTCAGGGAAGCAGGAACGACTGCTTCACCAACCCACGGCAGAACGTGCGGCGGCATGTTGCGGGTCAGGCTGACACCGGCGAAGACTTCACCGGCAGCGCCAGTCGACGGACGAACGACAGTTTCCAGACCTTCTTTGACGTTGACGAGGGCCTGACCTTCTTCTGCGATTTGAGCGCCAGTTTCGACTTTGCGGTGCTCGGTCATGAACAGGCGAGTGTACTTTTGTACCAGCATGGTAGTTATCTCCGGATATTAGATACGCTTGCCGAGACCACCAACTGCACTACGCAGCTTGGATTGGAAATCGGCAGAGGGTGCGGAAGAGGCAGTTGCTTCAACTGGCTTTTCCTTCTCGACCTGCACCGGACGACCGAGTGTCACCGGGGCAGAAGACGCATGGGCTTCTTCAACGTCATTGACGCTGGCGATGGCTTCTGCGATCTGGTTTTGAACTTCAAGGCCGTACGACATGATGTTGGAGGCTTGAGCCAACAGCACCTTGTGATACTCGTTGCTCTTAGAGGCGAACGCATTGTTCACCAGAGCTTCCGCGTTGTCGATACCTACCGAAGACAGCGACTCAACCAGAGACTGCTTGATCGGGTTTACTTTGCCTTTGAAGAAGCCTTTGGTCAGGCCAGTAGCAGCCAGAGCCATAGCGGCAGAGAAACGATCGGTCAGCTCTTGCTTGTCACGCTCAGCAGAAGCGACAACTTCCTGAGTACGAGCAGCAACTTGGCTGTCGATTTCAGCTTTGACGTAATCGCCAATCTGAATCTCAGGACGGATTTCCTCGAAGCCCATTTGCGTCAGAGCGGCTTGTACGCCATGCTCATTCGCTTGTGCTTTGAAGGCACGGCCGAACACTTCACTGTTGAAGATTTCGCCATGCTTGGTGGTGGATGCCACAGCCTTAGCTACGGGCACACCGTTGTAGAAGGCCAGCCAGGTGTTCTCGCCTTGCAGGTTCGCTGCGTACGCAACGTCCAGCTTGGTAGCGTCCAGATCACCGGCAACAGCCAGGTAGGATGCAGCTACTGCGGTCATGACTTCTTCCTGCTCAACGTTGGAAGCAACGGCTTCTTGACGATTGCGAGCACGCTTGGAGGTCTGCACCGAAGAAACGGAGAGAGTCAGAGAAGTGTCGTCGTCTTCGTCGTCGTCCGAATCATCTTCATCCTCATCGGAATCATCTTCATCGTCTTCGTCGGAGTCGTCGTCTTCTTCCTCGTCATCCTCGTCGTCGATTTCCTCGATATCGTCTTCGTCGTCTTCGTCGTCTTCGTCACCAGCAGTGGCAACGTTGTCGGCAGACTCATCTTCGTCGGAGCTGGCTTCTGCATCGTAGTCCTCTTCAGGATCGAGCAGGCCGCTGGAGCAGGATGGGCAGAAGACCGGCATATCGTCGGACGAAATCACATGGCTGCCGCATTCCGAAGAAGCGCAAACGTAGTGATGTGCATCCAGTTCATCACCAGTGCTAGCCATAGCTTCAAGCGAGGCAGGCTGATGATCAACCACGGTAGCTTCGCAGCCGCTGTAAACGTCAAACTTGGACGCACCAGCAGTAGCGACGATAACGTCACCGCACTTGATGGTGATAGGAGCTGTTTCACCGCTGATCAGGGATTTGTACGCAGCTACAGCCTCTTCAAGGGTAGCGGCACAAGCGATAACGCTTTCCTGAGTAACGCAGTCATCACAACCCTCATCCCCTTCTTCACCGGCCGAGAGAGCAGCGATCTGTTCTTCGGTCAGGTCTTCGAGGGTACTGGCGCACGCTGGGCAGAACTGCATGAGTTCAGCATCATCGGCCAGAATGTGAGCGTTGCAACCCGCGGTGCAGACGGTGTAATTGATGTTGACGGCTTCGCTGTCAGAGGACAGGAACTCCATTTGCTCGGTCAGGCCGTCACCAACAACCAGGTCATCCGCGCCAGTAAGCGGGTTGAGCATGTTGATGTCGGAACTGGCAGAAGCCAGGACTACGAAGGTATCACCTTCATCGTGCAGTGCCTGAGCGTCCTGGCCAGTGGCCACAGCGCGGTAGAGTTCTTGTGCCTCTTCCAGAGAGTTACCGGCAACAACGATCCCACGAATTTGGGTACGCTTGGTCATTGTTGTCTCCAGAAGTAAGTGTAGGTTAATGGGTCAGCGACCTACTACCTTAATCACAACTACTGTTGCGATGAAAATAAATTGATAAGTTCAAAAATACGCTCCAATAAGCAGGTCGCTATAAAGATCACTTTTTGACGTGCTTGCGCACTTTGTCGTGGTGTTCCTCGACAGTCTTCGCAGCTTTATAGTGGCTCTTGTTGTCAGCAGCACCACCATGCTTTGTTATCTTACGGACCAATTTAGCCGCGGCTTTGTGCTTCTTGGCCTCTTTCGGGTCTTTGTGGTTCTTCGCGTGGTGTTCGTGGTAATCAATATGGTCCTGACCAGATGGGTGATCACCCTTGTCCTTGTAGTGAACGTTTGCATATTCACCACCACCAGAACCGCTGCGTCCGCCGATCTTGAAAGGTTTCTTCAATTCGGCTTGGTGGGCAGCATGATTCTTGGCAAATTTGGAATCGGGATGCTTCTTGATGTAGGCCAACTTAGCAGCTTTGGAAAGGTCATCGAACCAACCGGCCTATGCGACGAATTGCCCATCGTTTGGAGTAAATATGAGTTTCATACTGCTTCCTTTTTAACAGAGTCGATGGCCTTTTGAATCTTGGCGCTAGGTCGTACACCAAGTTTAGTGTAGAACTCTGCCAGAATCTCTGGGCTGATGTAGTTCTGGATGGCCGTATTTGCGGTAACCTTTTCTCCTGAAAGATGACCAAGTTCAGCGCCGATCTTGAGAATTTCGGTTTCAAGCCACTTGTGGATCACTTGCGGCTTGGTACCATCGTTCTTCTTGAACGGTGCGTTCTTCAACAGGCTCATTGCCATCTCAGTACCACGGGCTGTACGCAGCTTGTGTACGGTGAAAGCACGCGGGAAGCCTAGAGAGCGAAGGTATGAGTTGATCATCGCACCTGAAACCTGCGCACCATTGAAAGTGAACATAGGATCAGACGGTGCCTTACCTTCAGCAAACTTCTTTAGTGCTTCACCGAGTTGACGGCCGCGAACGGAAGTAAACTTGAGCTTGTGTTGTTGGCGACCGCCGGACTTACCGATGTAGGTAACTGTACAGCCAGTGGTGTTAAACTTGAAGTGCTTGACCAGCAGCTGGGTTGCACCGAAAGTGCGCTCTCCTGCTGTGGCAGCATTCTTGTTACCTACGCGAGCGCTGGTATCAAAGATGAACTCGCACAGTGTTGCCAGTGTGCCTTCTTTCTTCTTACCGACTTGGCGAAGATCAGGTAACCACTTCTTGGACAGCGAAGGCAGCTTTGGCATGACCTCTGCAACCACGTCAAACTTCTTGGCCTTGGCTCTCTGACGAAAACTCTCAGTGTAACCAGGAGTCGGATTCTGAGCAAACGGTGGAATAAACTTGCACACGTAGGCGTTATCCTCGGCGTCGTTATACCTGGGATTCATCCGAACTTCGCCGCTAGGCGTTTGCAACAAGCGACGGCCGCCCATGGTGTAGAACTTGCCGAGATCGTCGATATTGCCTACGAAACCGCTAGGTAGGTTATGTACCACACCTTGCGCATTCATTTCCGCGATCACGTCACGCAGAGGCAAATAAGGCTTACCGCTAGCTCGGACCATGTTGGCAAGAGCTTTCTTGAATATGTCGTTGGCTTCACGACGTAGAGCCAGATACTCGGTATGCGCGGCTACCTTGGCGCCTTTTTCTTTAAAGTGAGCTTGCCACTTCTCAAGCACTTCGGTCGGCATGATGTAACCAGACACGCCGCCATGCTTTTTGACAAGGGTGGAGAGTTTCTTGTATAAGCTACCGGTATCAACATCGGATACGTCATGCGTAAAGAACTTGGTTACCTGAGGATCGCCGATAGCAGCAACACCACGAAGCAGGCGCTTGGCCGCAGACTCACTGCCGAAATGTGCAAGTCGGAAATCCTTCAACAGCGCTAGTTGTGGTCGAGAGATATCAGTCTCTTTCTCCATAAGCGCGGCATTGTCCTTCAGCCCAAGCAGCAGATCACTGATAGCATCATCGGTCGGATCGTGCTTGTTTGGGTCTTTACCAGCAGCAACCAAACGAACGGCGTCGTTCGCTACTTTGGTCAGTTTGAATTTTTTGATGAACTCGCCGGCGTCACGATGCCACATATTCAGGCGACGTTGTTGCTCGGCAGTCAACTTGGTGTCATAGGACACGTACAGCGTAGCCAGAAGTTTTAGGAATGCAACTACCGAATCCTTCTGAACCGCACTTAGACTGATGTGCATTTGGTGGTCTCTTATGAAACATGATCCAGAATGTAGTTCATTCGCTCGAAGTAGTTGAGATACTTCATTTGAGGAA